TGCGGCGAACCGGCGGGCGGACGGAACCGGCGCCGTGTCGCTGGAGTCCGCATCTAACTTGCAGGCGTCGGACCCGTGGACGGCCGAGCAGGTGGAGTCGCTGATCAGGCTCGGCGTGTGGCTGCACGAGAAGCACGGGATCCCGCTGCGGATCTGCCGCGCCGCTGACGACCCGGGCTACGGCTACCACCGACTGTTCACCGCGTGGAACCCAGACGGGCACTCCTGCCCGGGTGATGCGCGGGTGACCCAGTTCAAGACGGTCGTGTTCCCGGGCATCGTCGCCCGCGCGACCGGCCAGACCACTGACTCCCAGGAGGACCCCATGGCGGGGATCACCAAGCAGGACATCTACGACGCCGTCTGGAAGACCGACCAGATTGCCGCGCCTGCCGACGCTGCGGACGTCAACACCAATCCGACCTGGCAGCCGCAGTCGTACCTCAAGGTCATCGACCAGCGTCTGCAGAAGATCCAGGCCGCCGGGTCGGTCGGGTTGACGGACGCGCAGGTCTCGCAGATCGCGGACAAGGTTGCGGCCAGTACGACGCTCGCGGACCAGATCGCCGAGAAGGTCGCGGCCAAGCTCGCTCAGCGCCTGAGCGCATGAGCGCGCCTGATCCGATGGGGATCGTCTACCGCGAGCGGCACCATCTGATCGCTCACCTCGCGGCCGCGTACCCGTCGGTCCTCGTGTACCGGGCGGACCCGGACGCCCCGGACTGGCCGGTCCTTTTCATCGACCTGCCGACAGGCCAGGTCTCCTGGCACATCAATCCCGCCGACCTCGATCTGTTCGAGCACGTGACGGTCGGCACCGGTTCGTGGGATGGCCACGACACCGCAGAGAAGTACGCGCGTCTTGACGCGCACACCCGCGCGCTCGCGCAGAAGGAAGGCTGACCATGTCTGACCTCAACCTCCCCGACACCAACACCGTGGTGAAGACCGCCGCCACCTACGCGCGCGACCTCGCGGAGCGCATCGTCTGGACGTTCCTCGGCGGCACCACAGCCGTGATAGTCGCCTCCTCCGGGCCGACGGAGATGTTCCACGCCTCGTTCTGGGAGGCCGCTGGCACGGGCGGTGTCGCCGCAGTCGTGGCCCTGGTCAAGGGGCTCGTGGCCCGCTGGCGGGGTGCGGTGAACAGCGCGTCGCTGGCCAAGGGCGTGTGATGGGTGCCCCCGCCTCGGACCCGGCGGGCGTCTACATCAGCAGCGCCCAGATGTACCAGGAGTTGAGATCCCTGAGCGATGGCCTGACCCGGGTAGAGACCAAGTTGGACAGCATCGGGCAGGGCCTCCACGACCTCGACAAGGACGTCGCCGACCACGAGACCCGCATCCGGACGTTGGAGAAGGCCCGTTGGCCGTTGCCGACGATTGGTGTGCTGGCGGGTGTGGCTGGCGCTGCGACGGGCGCGGTAGCTCTGTTCGCCAGGTGACTGCGGCCCCGCTCTCACGAAGAGGGCGGGGTCGTGTCGTCGTGCCCGGGATGGCGTGGCAGGCTGACCGTGTGGACGACCGCTATCACCTCACCCTGACCCTCGACGGGGAGCCCGCGATGCAGGGCTGGTGGGCGAGCGAGGCGACCGCGCGCCGCAAGTTCTCGTCCTGGATCGGTGAGCGCGGCAGACCCGGCACCCGCATCACCCTCGTCGACGAGGAGACGGGCCTGCTGCTGGAGTCGTGGCCGGACGAGGAGGAGGGGCTACGCGGCTTCGACGACCTCGGCCCGTATGGCGGCCGCCCACTCTGTGACGAGGCGTTCATACCGGGCACTGCCCTCGGCTGTGAGCCTGACCCGCGGGTCCCGCCACAGCGCGCGAATGTCCTGATTCACGTCCGCGGCAGGGCGCGGCTGGCCAGAGGCCGGGAAGGTGGGGGACATGATCCGATTCTACGGGCCGACGACGAACGTCCCCTTCGCCGGCAACGTCGCCACCAAGCCACGCTCGCGGAGTTCCCGTACTGCACGGCGCGCCGTTCCGATGGACACGCTGTAGATCTCCGTCATCGCCCGCTCTCCGGGCAGTGCGGCCCCGGCGGGGAGTCTGCCTGAGGCGATCTCGGCGGCGATGGTGTCGGCGAGCTTCACGTACTCGTACTGCGGGACTCCGCTCATCCCATCACGGTCGCGCGGCCCTGTGCGGCGGGCATCTGGGGAACGCGTCCGACAGCGGTAGGACGCAGAGGGGTGCAGGGGGACGCGGTTGGCGGTACGGTCGGTTCTGTCACGACAAAAACCCCGGCGACCGCGTCAACGGTCCCGGGGGTTGGCCGACTGGTTGGAGTCGACGTGGAAGAGCTTACGGATACCCAGGCGCCAGGCACAGAGTCGGTACCGGCCGGGCGCTGCGACTACCACAAGGGACCGTCCGAGACCGCGGTCCTGGTGGACGCGATCGAGAAGAACTCCGCCCCGCCCGTCCCGCTGTACGCGTGCGCGCCGTGCCGTGAGCAGCGCGGCCTCATCCCCCTCGCCGACCGGCCATGACCTGGACGCCGAAGCCGCCATCCGCGCGCCGGCTGACCGGGCCGCAGTACTCGGGGCACGCCTGCTGCTGGTGCAACGCCCGGCTCGCGCGTGGCGCCCGGCCTGCTGGCCGGGCCGCGGGGATGAGCGGGGCCCACGACCTGGGCGTCGAGGTGTACGAGTGCGGGCCCGACTGTCGGATGCGCCCGCGACGCCCGTCACAGACAGGAGAGATCGAGTGAGCGTGAAGACGCTGCCCCGCGGCCGGATGTCGAGCTACTGCTGGGCCGAGTCTGCCAGCCGGGCACTGCACTGCTGCCTCCCGATGGGGCATGAGGGCCGGCACTACCACCCGTACACGAGGACGAACTTCTAGGTTCCCGGGCCCCGAGGACGGCGGAATCTCCGGGGTTCGGGTAGGGCGGTCGTCCCTGTCGCCCCTGGCGGGGGCGGCCGCTCATTGCACGAGGTCGGCAAGCGGGGTGTCGAGCGCGTGCGCGATGAGGAGCAGGTGATCAACACTCGTCGCGTGTACACCCTGCTCGACTCGGTTGATCGTCTTCCGGTCGAGTCCGACCAGTTCCGCAAGCGCTTCCTGACTCAGCTTGCGCTCTATGCGGGCAGCCCGGATACGGTCCCCGATGGCACGGCGGGCGACGGGCACCCAAGCGGGGAAGGGATCGGACGGCACCCGTCAACGCTGTCGGCGAGGGTGATCTTTGTCTGTACCATCGTTGGTACATCTGCGAGTGCGGGTTCAGGCCAGGACGCAAGGGCTCGTCGAATAAAACACCCGTTCGAGCTACGTGAGCTTATGCATATTGCATATGCCTGCACCTGACCGCATCATTACCCACACGACACACGCTGTTCACACGCCGTTCACATCGGCCGCAAGCGGCCCGGCCTCCGAAGCTTTCCCAGGCGACGGGAGGACGGGCCAACAGTGCCCCCAGCCCGCGCTGGGGGCACTGTCACTTCTTCCACCTGATATCCACCGCATCCGGATCCCAGTAACCGCCTCCCGGCTGACGCCCGATCTTCGCCGGCATGACGCGCACGATCATCGCCCAGTCGATTCCCGCTCGCTTCCGGGCCAGGTCCCAGGCCGTCCACGCGGCGCCCATGTCGTCAGCGCTGAGCAGCTCGGCGATCGGGTTCACCCGGACCGCGGACGACAGGATCGCCTCGGCCTCCGCCTTCTTAGTACGCGCGCCCTCGCGGGCGATGCGCCACTCCTGCATGTCGATCTCGCCCGCCCCAAAGGCCGCGGCCAACTCGTCAAGCTTCTTGCGTGCTTTCGCCAGTGCCGACTGCGCAGCTTTCAGGTCCGGACCGCCGGTCTTCTCGTCGCGGGCGAACACCTCCGCCGCGTCAGGCTCCTTCAGACGGCGCAGCAGGTGCCAGACCACCCACTTGTCGAGGAGGTCCAGGTTCCGCACCACGCAGTTGTTCTTGCGGCACTTGTACTGCGCGGGCCTGCCGGTGCCCTTCGAGAAGGACGTGAGGCCTTCACTGCATACGCCACACAGGTAGAGGCCGCTGCCCAGGTGCTTTCGTACGTTCGAGGCGGTGGGAATCCGGGACGGATCGTCGAGGACCGCGCGAAGACTCCGCCATGTCGGCTCATCGAGGGCACCATCCCACGTTGCGGTCCCCGCCTCTTCGCCGCGGTGCTGGAGGATGCCCGCGTTGCGGGGACGCTTGAGCATGCGGGTCAGGGTCCCGCCGTCCCACTGCGCGCCCTGGCTGGTAAGCAGACCGCGGGCGTTGAGGTCGGCGGCCAGGGCTCGGATGGACCCTCCCGCCAGGACGGCTTCGGCTGACTCGCGGATGACTTCGATCTCTTCCGGGATCGGCGTGGTTCCGTTCTTCTCCCACCCGTAGGGGCGGGGCCCGCCGCAGTACTCGCCTCGCTGGATCTTCTGGTCCCGGGCCCGGCGCTGCCGCTCGACCATTCGCTCAACCTCGTACCGGGCTTGGACGCCGAGTTGCCGGGCGATCATCCGGCCGGTGGCGGTGGTGAGGTCGAGCGCGCCGGCCTTGACGGTGCGGGTCTGGACGGAGCGGGGTTCGCAGACGTCGATGTACTCCTCCAGTTCGCGGGGGGAGCGGTGGAGGCGGTCGGTGTGCCAGGAGATGACGGTGCCGTAGGTGCCTGTGCGGAGGGCTTCGAGCATGTCTTGGTAGCCGGGGCGGGGCTTGCCGCTGTAGGCGCTGAGGTCGTTGTCGGTGTAGACGCGGACGGCGGTGACGCCGAGCTGTTGCGCGAGTTGTTCGCAGTCCTCGCGTTGGCGGTCGACGCCGAGGCCGCCGCCTTCGCGGTCTTCGCTCATACGGCAGTAGATACAGGCGAGCTGGGGGTCGGCTGGTTCGTGGCGCATGCCTCATGGTGGCACGCTAAGGGTGGCTTGCGCAGGCGTTCGGAAGGCCGAAGGTATAGGAAAGCCCCCTTTAACCTTGCAGGTCAGGGGGCTTGGTCCTGTAGAGATCAGGTATCGCGGTGCGTACTGCGGCTGGGCTCGCGACGCCAATTGCCTTGCGTAGTCACCCTGTCGAGGTACCGGTTCCACTCGTCGTACAGGGGCCGCTCCATGCTGCACGGCCGGATGATGATGTAGGTAATGTCATCGAGTTCGATCTCCACCATGTTCACGCCTGGCGGGAGCTCGAACGGGGGGATGTCCGCGGGCAGTTCGTTGCTGAAGCAGATCCGAGCTCGGACCGTCGTGCGTGCGCTGGCCTTGCTGTCTTGCGTCATGGCACCCCCAGGGACGTGCACACTCAGACTCGTTCGCATGCTCGAACAAGCCGTTCATGCAGGCTAACCGCTGTCTCACGCTTCCCAGGCGATTCGGTCATGCTGCCATGTTGAGCGTTGTTCGACTACACCCCGCCGCGAACTACTACCGACCGTAGTCGCGAAGGCCAATGATCATGCCGGGGATTCTGCCGCTACGTCCGGTTAGCGTCCCTCGGCGAGCGACCGCATCAAAGCCTGAACGGCCTCCCGTTGAGCCGGCGACAGTCGGTCCGCGTCCTCCAGGAAGGCCTTCGCCTCCGCCGATTCGACGAACACTTTCTGCGAGCCGAAGAACTGCGCGGACGCGGCATCCTGAAGGACGTCGATGTCGACCTCAAGACCTTCCGACATGCCGAGCAGCATGTCGTAGTCGGGCGCCTCGACCGGCTCGCCGGTCACGACCCGCTGCAACCACGCGTGCTTGACGGTCTGCTCACCGGTAACCGGGTGCAGGCACTTCGCCGCGAGCCGCATATAGCTGAGCTTGAGCGCGTCCTTCCGCTCAGCTACCAGGTCTCGGAACTGAGTCCGCTCCGGACCAGTCACCTGGTGATCTTCAGCCGTCATGAGGCTCATCCTGCCACTCCGTGTCGCTACATGGGCCGTGGGGTGTCCATGGGGCCAGGGGGACATGGAGCAAGTTCCCGCTGGTGGCGCAGGCCCGACGAGTTATGCGCCGGACAGAGTGTCCATGCAAATGGACGGCGGACGCCAGAGCGCGCGCTCAGTTTGGCGAAAACGAGACCCGCCCATCTGCCTCGCTAGACACTTGAGATTCATCCATCTAAGAGGATGGACAAGTCGTCCGCCGTCGTGCCATGCTCTACCCATCCAAGCGGATAGACACCCGCAGGCGATACATCTCACGAGGTAGACGTGACTGCACCTGCACAAAAGACCGAACCGCTCTTTGAAGTGGACCGAGACCTCCTGAAGCGCCTGATGAAGCGCACCAAGACCGGATCCGAAATGAGCATCCGCGACCTGGCTGAAGCGGCCGGCGTCGCCCACGGAACGGTCGGCAACATCCTCAGCGGCGAGACCGAGAAGGTCTACGCCTCAACGGCCGAAGCCCTCTGCCACGCGATTGGCGTGGAACTGCTCATCCTCTGCACGCCGGTGTTCCGCCTCGTAGGTCTCCGGCAGAAGGCGCTCGCGCCATGACCGGCGAGCCGTTCTCCTTCGCCGACTGCGAGGCCACGTTCCCCGGTTGCGCCGAGCGCGTCGAACGCAACGTGGTCAGCGCACCCCGGTTCACGCCGGAGCTGATCCTCCGCGGTAAGGCGCTGTTCGCCACGTTCCGTGTCCCCGCGCCTCGACCGGCGGACATCGCGGCTGACGCCGCCTGACCCATCACATGCCGAAGGGCCGCCCGAACTTCCCGGCTCGGCGACCCCTGGCAGCACACCCCGCTCAACACAGAAAGCGAGGCGGCTATGACCGTCCAGAGTACCTCCCCCACGAACACGCCCGGCGACCTGCTCGCCCCGAACGGCAAGATCTGGCGCCAGACCGAGCACACCCGTGGCGGCGCCGCGCTCTACGTGATCGACGGCGTCGACCCGGTGAAGTGCCCGCGTCTGGCGATGTCGACGCGCATGGAGCTTGAGGCGATCTTCGGTACCGAGCTGCCGCTGCTGGGCGGTGCCGCATGAGTACCCCGGTGTCGCATGACCCGCTGGTGGTGAACACGCAGGACGGTGCGTGCTGGATGCGGCGTGCGGTGACGCGTGAGGGCCGTGGCTTGTACGCGGTGGCGGATGCTCCGGCGTGCTGCCCGGAGTACGTGATGGCGACGCTGGCCGAGTTGGCGGAGCACGGGTTGGCGTCGGTGGCGTTCGCGCTGCCGATGCCGGTGGGCCCGGGGCCGCGGGTGTCGGAGCTGGACCGGCTGCGGGCGCAGGTCGCGGAGTTGCTGGCGGAGCGG